TTTAGAACTAGCATTAGCAAACTCATCCCAATATTGAGGACTAACATCTTGAGTTAAATCGTCAAACAAGTCATCATCAATTCTAAAATCGTAATCAGGTATAAGCTCTTCTTGAGAAACTGATTTTAATAAAGAAGGTAATATTTGTTCAGACTCATAAGCTAATCCGATACCTTCACCTAAACTAATTTTTTCTTTTTCTTTTTTTGCTTTTAAAATTTTTTCATCATTAATACTGATGTAATCTGTGCTTAATATTAAATCTAAATTTGTGCCTTGTTGAGCCATATTATGCTCCTTCTACACCGAAACCTACAGCTTCTGTTTGTTCTAATTTTTCTTGTTCTATTGCTTGTTGTCTAATAGTTTTTTCTTTAATTTCTAATTTAGCTTTATTGAGTCTTTCTTGATTGATATTATAAATATCCATGCTGTAAAAAATGAGTGGCTGACCATCGTTGTCATATACAGTAGATAAATCAACTTCTCTTCTAATCTCAAATTGACCACCACCATTGTGTCTTAAATAATAATCATCAGGATTTTCATCTGTCATTTTATTTTTAATGATATATTCTTTAATAGATTTAATCTCAACCATACCACCAATAGACTTAAAGGCTTCAATATCTCTTTTAAGATAAGCATGATTATCAATAATAGTAATTGAATTTTCTAAATCTTTAACCACTTTCTTTTGAGCTTTGCTATCATCAATACCATTAGCAATATACATATTATATAATTTACTTCCGTAAGCTTTCACTTCACCAAGGTTACTTGCTTTTGTTTTTTTAAATTTATCTTCAATTAAATTTAATGTTTTACCTCTACCTTTATTACCTGCTTTCATCATTTCTTTATCGTAATTCATTTCAAAATCTTTAGCTTGTTTAATAGCTTGGTAAGTTGTTAATCCACCAACTTGTTTTAACGTGATAACATTTTGATAAAATCTTTCTTGTTCTTGCGTTGTATAAATATTTAATCGACCTGTTCGATCTGCAATTTCAGCAGATTTTATAGCATCAGTTAAAACTTGAGGAACATCAGCAGGACTATCAAATGTTGTGATTGATCCTGTATTATATCCTGTTTCAAATAAATCTTTGTAAACAGGAGAAAGCTGTCCTTGTTTAGAAAAAGATTCATCTACATACGCAAAAGTTTCTTCTATACTTAAGTTATTTTTTTGTGCATTAGCAATTAAAATATTTTCTGCATTTTTCAATACTTTTTTTTCATCAGTAAATTTATATGTAACACCGACTAATGGTTTACCTTCAAAAAAATCTTTAGTGTATAGATTAGTTTCATTGTATTCTGCTGATTCTTTTTGAATCTTAATCACTTGTTTTTCTACATCATCTTGATCAATAGATGTAGATTGTTTTAAAAGATTTAAAGCTGTTCCATAATCTTTTCTTGCTACTGCTTTTTCAACACCGAACAACTCATTACCAGCAACTATTTTTTTTGTTTCTTTATTTAACCAAGCCTCTCCCATGCCATGTATATTTTCATATTCACGAGCAGAATTAATTTGTTGATCTTGAATTTGTTTTTTTTTATTTACATCAGTTTCTAAAGTATATTTAACACCAAGTGAATTTTGTTCTTGATTATAAAGTTCATTACTGTTTTTTTCCATAGCTTTAAATGAATTTTTTTTAATTGTATAAACATTTTCAGGTTGTTCTATATCAAGTAATGTTTCTAATCTTTTTTTAACTCTTTTATTTTTTATTTGAGATAATTGTTGTTTTCTATATTCACCAAACTCTTGATTATAAATATTAACAGATTGAAATTCATCTCCATTATTTTTTTGACTTTCAATTATTTTATCAGATTCAGATTTCATCTCATAAAATTTTTTCTTTGCTTCTAACTTTTCATTATTATCTCTTTGTTTAATATAATAATCTTCAGCAACTTTAGCTACTTTTGATAATTCACCTGCAGGTGTTTGAAATGGAGAAACTTGAATACCAGTTCTTACTCCTCCAGCTTGTGCTGTTATTCTTCCTTTAGCTTGAAATGTAGGTATCTTTGGCATTACGGAGCTACCACCAATCCTTGATCACCACCGCCACCGCCTCCGCCTGACATTCCTAATAAACTTTGACCAGCTTGTTTGTAGTAACCAATCTCTGCTTGTCTTGCTTGCATACGAGCTAAATTACCTTGCATCCTTGCAAAGTTTGCTTGTTCAAATGCTCTTGATTGTCCTATCTTGGCATTATATTCAATAATATCTTTTTCTATTTCAGCTTGTTCAGCATTAGTTCTTAATATTCTTAAACCTGATCCTGATAACTCTGCACCTGATTTTAAAATTTTAGTTTTTGTTTCACCTTGAAGCTGTGCAAATTGTTGATCAAATTTTTGTATGTCAAGTTCTTTTTGTTGTTCGATAGCTTGAGCTTCTTGTTCAGCAACTTGAGCATTTCTATTTTGAATAGCTTGATTGTATTTACCAATCGCTGATGCTTGTTGTGCTGCTGCTATATCAAATACAAAACTCATTTAAAAAATCCTCGCATATCTATAATGATCTGAACCATCGAAACCATAATGTTTCATCAGACCTTCGTTTTCTAATCCTAGCCATTTAGCGAACTTTAGACCGATTCTAAAGTCTGATCTAACAGCTGTTTGAACTCTTTTTATATTATTTTCTTTTGCTAGTCTTGCAAAATTTTTTTTAATTGCTCTTGCTATAACTATCGGATGATCCCAAACTTTGCTTGTAGCTAACACCCAACCTTCTGCTACACCACCCCAAATGATTTTCATTCCAGCAGATGCGATAGGTTGATTGTTAATCATGCAAGTGTAAGCTAATCCTTGTTGTTCGAGTTCCATTGCATCGCCATCAAACTCTGCATCTTTATCCATAAGTACATGGTTCATCTGACTAGCAAGAATAATCTTACCATGTTTTGATATATAAGGCACTATATTTAGTAGGTTATCCATCGTTTGTAACTAGATTTGGGTATAACGATAAAACAGTTAAAGGTAAAGGTTGAGTTTGTCTAACAAAGATAAACCCATCTGTTTCATAGTTTCCTCTAAACTCTATCTCCTTATCTCCTGTAAATACAGGTATAGCAGTGTCCATAGCATCTGCAGATGATCTAAAAGGTATTCTTTCCATATTACTTAAGTCAGGTCCAACTTCTACACCCACACTTTCAAACAATCTTAATGATATATCATATATACGTTTAGTCTTACCTTGTGATGTTCCGTTAGCAGCTCCAGCATCTAATCGCATCGTTTGTAATAAAGATGTAAACGATAAACCTACTTTAACTTTAGTGGATGATCTGTCTAAAGTAATAGATCCTGAACTTACAGTCTTGTCAGGATGTGTTGAACCATCAGCTAAAATTGATACAGTCTGACCTTCTAAATGATCTAATCCTGTAATCGTTGTTGTAGCACTACCACTATAATCAAGTTGTGAATCTAAAAAATTGAATGTTGTATTATCGGTTTCTGTAAAATCAAAATTATTTAAATATTCTACATATCTTCTTGTCACACTATTAATAGTTCTTTTGACAATAACATAAACTTGATATTCAGAATCATCAGTAGGAATAACAGCTACACTCTCACACACTGCATTACCTGAACTAAAACTACCACCAAAAATTTGTCTATGCCAAGCCGTAACTTGTTGTTCTCTTTGATAAGTTAGACCAATCAGTTCACCATCATCTCTTGTCATCCAAACAATTTGATTAGGTTCTTGTTGATATGCCATCTGTGTTATACCACCTTCAGTGATATGTTCTGCAAGGATTGTCATATCAGGCGCAAGATAACCATCAACATCAAAGTTATAGGCTAGCTCTCTAATTTTTCTTTTTGCTCTTTGTAAAAATAAAGTGGCGTTACCTGCTGCAATAGCATCCACATTAGCTGCACCATGGTTTGATTGTTTTTTAATTAATATATTGGTAGGGGTAATCGCAACATCTGTTCCTCCTCCTGATACGGTAAACTCACCGCCAGCTGTTCCAACAATTAAAGTTCTTGTTGCCGTCATAAATCTAATGGCGTTTACTTGGTTTGATGCAATCGTATAAATAATAGCATCATCGTCAGCAATCGTTCCGCCAATGTTTGCATCCATATTTTCATAATCGCCTGATTTTGAAAAAAATAAAGTTTGAGGTTCATTGGTTGTTCCTGCAAATACTAATCGTTGTTCAAAAAAAGTTACAGAAGATGGATGTCCTGTAGTATCTGAAAAAGCTCCTAGTCTCCAATCTGCTGTAGCACTTGCACCTGATAAAGCTGTTATAATTGTAATTGTTGCATTTGTTGTATCTGTAACTCCAGTTATCTTTGCATAACCTCCACTTAAAAAAACAAATCTTCCAACATCTGTTGAAAGAAAACCTGATCCACTATTGATTCCTGTAACCGCAGAAGCAACTAAAGCTATACCTGTTCCTACTGCTGATTGACCAGGGTTTAAAGTTGTATCTGTTGTATTTGCATCTTGCATTGGTCCTTTGGTAAAATCAACATCAGTCAAAGTCCAAGAAGTATGACCTGTTCTTGATAGTTTTTCTACCTCGTGATTAGGATGTGTGATGTACATCACGTCAGCAGACTGTGCATATTTAATATCAAATAGTTCCGCTGTTAAATAGGGAGTAGATATTTCAAAAACTCTGTTAGCTACACCACCTGAAGTATATGCAGTAAAACCTGTACCATTAATATTTGTGCCATCAACATTTGTAATCTCAAATGTATTCGTTGTCTTGTTTGCAACTAAATATCTTTTGTTATTAAGTTCTGTCATACCAGCAACGCTTGTAATCGATATTTCATCACCATTATTATAACCATGACTTGTTGCTGTAATGACAACTGGATTAGCTTGAGTTGCTCCACTAATTGTTTTATCACCTTCTAATATTTGACCATTGTCTTTATAGAAACGAATATACTGATTACCAAACTCCATCATGTAAGTTTGTGTTGTAGAAAACTCAAAAGGTATAAGTCTTGTTTTAGCTGCACTATTTTTTACTTCAGATACAAAACGTGTACCTGATCTTCTTGCTGCTGAACCATGTGGATAAACAACCATGTTCTCTAAAGTCTTACAGCCTGAAGCGTATTTATTTAGATCATTACGACCATCGAGTCTTGGTGATAATTCACCGCCAGTGAAGTTAGTTAATTGTACTGCAACTCTTGCCATGTATTAGAACCTCGAATTGATAAACGTATCAGCTCCAATAACATCCGCCATTCCTTTTTCAGGGTTCATGTTTTGACCCTCTGTTGAGTCTACAAATCTAGCATCTTTTAATTTCTCTTGAAACAAATCATACATATTTTTAGCTACAGGATTTGAAGAGGTTACAGCATAAGCAATGTCAGCAGCTAAAGCAGCCGATAAAGTTTCTCTTAATAATTCATCATACTCATTGGGGTCAGTAACTCTTGAGATATATAAAATTTTCATTGAAGAATTATCTGTTAATATTTTTCTACCTTCAATTTTATAATCTGAATCAAAATCTAATATGGTTAAAACTCTTAAACAATCAGCAGGTATAGTAAATTGTGATGTGAAACCCCACGCTGGAGTATCACTATCTGCTGCTAGTTCTACTCTTTTTTGTAAACAATTCCATGGGTGTGATCTGAATATTGAATCTCTTACTTGTGTAAATCTTGCATTGCATAGTCGAGCATTTTTAGAATCTTCAGTCAAAGTTAATATTGTTGATGCTCCTAACTGATTCAATGCTCCGTTACAAATGTCCACTATTGATGCCATAATATTTTATATTCTAAAATTAATTTAA